CGTTGTCATCGCTCCATATGAAAGAAAAAAATACCAAGAAATCATAGGAACTCTAAACAAACAGATAGACGCTCTTAAGGCTGAGAAGAAAGCACTACAGAATAATAGGTTCAAGTTTTGGAAAAAGATGCCTCAATAGGGGGTATTTAGAATAATGAATCTAAGAAAGCAGCCAAAGCAGATCTAGAAGCCGGAGTTGACCCAGGCAGAGGAATTCCTGTTACAGAATCAATAATTACATCACTTGTTACTTCTCCATAATCAATCGTAAAACCTGCATCTTTTGCAGCATCATATTGATTCTTAAAATCTTGATATATTTCTCCAACTTCAGTTAGTCCGGGCGCAGCCACATATTTGATTCCTAAATAGCCTCCAATTACTGAAAAAATAAAAGTCATAGCCGAAACATCAGAAATTAATGCTACAAGTGGAGTTGATATTTTGTTTACTTGGTAAGCAACTAATGCACTATCGATTAATTCTCGTTCTGAACGCCCTAATACAATCTCATGTCTAATGACTTGGTCTGGTTTTGGTTTAGGCATTTTATCACCTAACTAATTTTCATTACAGTAAACATTCTTGCTTCTGAAGTTGCTGCTGTTATTGTAGGTGCAGAAGAAGGTAAAGAAGTCGCATTAGCCGCAGCCAAAGCGATATTTGAATTGCCTGTACCGTTTGAAGGAATTAATCGGCCACAATTAGCATTCTTGTGACCCCAGCCGACAAATGTTGTTGGACTTGTGTCTAATACTTGACCGAACCAATATTGAGTTCCTTTAGTAAATCCTGTTGAACCTGTAATTGATGTAGTTGTTTTGAATCCAGATGATGAAACATCAAAAGACGCTGATGCTATTTGCGCGCCGGGATAACCGCCCGCATCAGAATAAACACCAACAAGTAAATTCGCTCCAGATTGACCTGTACCTACTCTAATTCTTATTTCTGATACATCACCGTCTGCCGGAGCAATAAACGGCCAAAATCTCGGACCACCTACCCAAAAGTTTTCACTTTCACCATCAAAGTTGTCAAAAACAAATGGGGTTTGTGCTGATATTGGATATAGTGAATAAGCACTTACTGAAGAACCTAAACCAGCAGGAGTGTAAACAACACCACCGCCGCCGCCGCCGCCGCCACCAGACGCTGCAGTTGTCTGAGTAGTTCCATCTGGGAATGTTATACCACCAGAAGAACTTGAAACATCAAAAATAAAATCATCAGAACCGCCAATAACTTTCAATTTTTGACTTTCATCGCATTGGATTGTTACGGCTTTTGAATCATTAGACAAATTAATTTTAGGAGTACCAGTACCATTACCTTGAACATTTAATTGAGTATCAGTATTAGTAGTCTGATTCTTAACTCTTACAAGACCTGTAGTTTTTGTTTCCAAGGTAATGTCTTTTGCATCAACATTAGACTTAACATTTAATTCTCCAGATGTTTCACTAATAGTTGCGTTTTCAGAATTAATAGCATCTCTAAATTTGATTTGGTTTACATCAGCTAGACCGTTCTTCATTACATTAACAATTGTGTCTGTGTAAGTTCCGCCATAATCAGAACCAGATTGAAGAAATATTTGGCCTGAACCATCACATCTTACTGTCATTGAACCGTTAGTTGTATTTGCACTAACATATTGGGCTCCAACATTAATTGAACCGACTTTAACAACAGTAGATGCACCATCTCCTTTGACAACCATTGAGAAACCAGAGTCTTTTGTTATTGTATCAGAACTAGCTGCACCGAAAGCAATTAAGTCTTCAGTAGTTGAACCGCCAATTGTACCTGCTGACCCAGACAAGAATCCGTTCCAATCACCACGAACTGCCATCCTGGCTAACTGTACCAGGACTAATCTTCGCATTTCATCTTCATTCTCAGGCTCAATAAAGATTTTTTCTGCTACTGCTTGAAATTGTGAATACGATAAGTTCTCCAAATCAGTTTCTTTCAATAGTTCGTATATTCTTTGTGAATAATCTGGTGCATCTGGTAGTGGCATATGTATACATCCTATGTTAAAAATCCGTCCCAATCACCTTTACATGCAGTAATTGTGAGTTTGATCAATACTAATCTTCTTAATTCATCTTCATTCAATAGCATTACATCAATAGGTTTGGCTACATTATCAATGGTAGGATTTTCACCAGATGCAATCTCTTCAAGCGTTTTACCTTGCATAATAGGATAAATTCTTGAGGACTTCCTTTCAGCATTTGGTAAAGGCATATCATATCACTTACTTTAATTGTTTAGAACGTAAATCAACTATTTTACGAACTGCTTCGTAATCTTTCAGTGACATATAACCTGCACCTAACAACTTGAACGCTTTTGATTGCATTTCTGCTAATCTTCTACGACCTTGTGCTTTTGTCATCTTCATTAAATCACCTTAAGCAGATGTAATATATTGTGCAGTAAAGTTTAGGGCTACAGGAATTGAACACGGCTTCATGTAAGGCTGTACTTCAACTGGGTCAGTTGCAGGAACAGCACCGGATAAGTTACCGTTTGACATTGTTACTTGTGCGCCACCTGCCACGCTTGTGATTAATGCTTGGTCAACTGATGTAAATTGTGCCATTGTAATTACTTGGCCCTGTAAAGTTTCTCCAACAGAATTTCCAGTCTGAAGGTCTACAAGTTGGAAAGTTCCCGCACCTGCAGCTACAGTTGCCCCAATAAAGATTCTAGGAACTCCTTGATTAGTTACTACCGCAAGAGACGCATTACGGCCAGCCGCTACCATAGTGAAGACACGGAGTTGATCTCCAGCCATCAGAGTTACAGGGCGAGCAAGAGCAGGAGTGCCACATGCAACTCCCTTAACTGCGAATGGTACTAGAGAAAGAATCAATCCTTTCCTTAGAATGTATGCATATGATATGTTTGCTCCTGCTGTAACAATACCACTTACAATTGTTTGACCTGTTGCAAAGTCTCCAATGTTTTGTGCTGTTACTGTGTAAGCTGTGTCTGTGGTTAGACTTGCTTCAGTTCCGTCGGTGATTGTTGCATTTAGAGGAATCTTAAAACCGCTAGAGCAGTTTAGAACACCTGTTACATTTTGTGTTGTCATCTTAAATCACCTCAAAGTTTGAAACCTGCTCCTAAAGGTTTGAATATGTTACGATTTACATTTGAAATAGGTCTGCGAAGCAATCTCTTACCTAATCTAAACCCAATACCAATGCCTAATGATTGTATAGCCATAGCCTGGTAATTGTTCATGAAGTTATTTTGAACAACACCAAATGCCTGGTCAGGTGCGCTGATTAAATCTCCCAAAGAAATTGCATCTGCTCCAACTGCCATAGGTGCTGCATATGCTTGAAGCATACTTGACCCTACACTAGGAGTCTTAAACCCAATATCAGTTGGGCCTGTAATTAATCCTACAGGAGATGTTCCCATTAATCCCTGAGTTAATACATTTGCATAAGCATAACTTTCTGCAACATTCAATAGTGAAGTTGTTCGACTTCTTCGGCGTGGACTTGACTTTCTTCTACGAGCCATGCCTTATCTTCTAAGTAGTCGGCTTATGAATCTTCACTTACAAATAGACCTTTTTCATCTCTTTGTATAACTTTCATCTGTGGTTGTTGGGTTTGTTGACTCATGTTAGCTATAAGTTGACCGATTGCCATTTGAATTGGATTAATTGGCTCACTTTCACCTAGTCCCGGTATTTTTTCTACTACTGAACGTATTGCCAGGGCTAATTTTTCGTCTAATTCAACTAATCCATCTTCAATTTTATGTCCTAGGTCTATTAATAGTTTGAAAACTACGCCAAAACCTACAATTATCGTTCCTATAATATAGAGCGTCTCCATCATGGCCCCATCGAGTCCTCTTCGGTCCTTAAAACCCCCCCAAACCCCAATCCCAATCCTTTTAATTGGTGTCTAGGTCGGAAAGGTACCTTTCAGGCGATATGCAACCGCTTGAAAAGCGATTAGCATGAAAAAAAACTGCGTTTTTTTCTTGCGGCAGATTTGCCGCGTATATTATATAGCCCATACGGGTCAGAATCAATATTATGGGAGACGGGATACCAAGGCACAACAAATGTTGTTTATGCAGAATAAGAAAATGCCACCAAGACTCTAAGGGTCATTTATGGGGCATTTGTGAACGATGTAAGGACATGATTAGTGAGGATTGGCTATGAACCTAAGATGTTGTAAATGTCAGTTAGTGTTTCTAGTTAACACCTTTGAAGATGTAAGAATTATACAGGCTATGTCTTGCTCAGAAGGAGCAGGACACAAATTAAGCGAGGTTGTATAATGACATATTGGTATTGTTATTCTGAAATGTGTCAAAGAAAGTTTGAATGCAATTGTGATAATGCTTGTTGTCAAGGTTATACATTACATCCGGCAGTATGGGATGATTTCTATGCATCTTTAGAAGAACAAGAGTCATTAATTCTATATCATGAATGTCCAGAATGCGGAGGGAGTGTTGAAGCATGAGTAAAATATTACATTCGTTCACTTTGCACGACCACACTTCTGAATTACTTCGTAAGAAATCAAGAAAAGGTTACATGTCTGACAATGTATCAGCCGCTATTGAATGGTATTACACATCTCCTGTCTGGACTAAGGAGCGTGATGAAGATGGAGAATATACAGGGAAGTTAGTTAGAGCTAACAAAGGCGTTGTCATCGCTCCATATGAAAGAAAAAAATACCAAGAAATCATAGGAACTCTAAACAAACAGATAGACGCTCTTAAGGCTGAGAAGAAAGCACTACAGAATAATAGGTTCAAGTTTTGGAA